ATACTTATTGGGAACATCTGTATCCTGCCAATAGTTTAAGTTTTCTTGAGTTCTGAAAAAAGGCAGTGCATTTTGATTCCACTTTACAACCGCATTGTCATTTTCTGTATCATAGCTGCCGGGAAAAGAAAAAGATTTTGCTATCAAAATCTGCCGCAAATCCTCAAAGAGTAATGCGGAAATAACAGGCTTTGCACCATTGGCGATATCGGCTTTAAATTTCGTCCAATCAGCCCGGAGCCAGTAATTTTGTAAAAGCTCTCCACTCATTGGAAAACCGCCATCACCTTGCCATCAATTATTGACAGTGTACGCACTTCGGGCTGGCCAACTGGAAGCAGAGTTTCATCGAGATAATACCTTTTGGTTTGATCTGCTAATATGCGGCTTGTTATTCTTACCCTTGCCCCAACCGGAAATACTGGTACACAATCCTTTACCAGAATTTCGGAATTATCGTCTTGGCCCGAACCAAGGGCGTATTCGATCTTTATTTCTTCAGAGATGTCCCAATCTGTCGCATTCGCGTGTGGCGCAATAGATGGAAATTGAATTTCCCCCGCTTTCTTAATGTAGACTCTGTTATTATCAGGATCAATTACCGCTGTACCTGTGGTATATGGTGGGTCATGGTTTTGCTGCCATTGCTGGTAATTACTCGAATCGAGCCTTACAATATAAAAACCATTTCCCACATATTCAGGTAAAGTACTTGCGGCATAAGGAGCTTGAAATGTCGGAGCAACTATGATCTTAGCCCACAATTCCGCTGCAGTGCCGCCACCCCCAGAGCCGCCGAATCTCACAACCGCCAGTTTCGTTCCAGTTCCATCCTCTTTATATAAGATAACGGCTGCGCCTGTCGCAGCACTTTCAAGCTGTGTTACATCGCTGTCCTTAATATCAGCGTATAAATGGCCTTCATCTATTATATTAATCTGCACAGGAGTAAATCCAGCGACATATGCCCTGCCAATACAATCGATTCCGATGGGTTCTGCTGTAATAACAAATCTGCCATTGGCGTGATCTGTTTTAGATGGAGTTACACCCGTTAAAACAGTAGTCTGCTTAAAGCTTACGGTTGTTGGATCGATTTGGCTGCCGCCGATGCCAAGGATATTTAAACGATCAACCACTGCACCGGTGGTATTTTTTATATAAACCATATTTGCAGGCAGCTGCTTGCCAGACTCTGTGGTTAGATTATTTTTCCTATTGATGTGATCCTGGGCAGCATCGACCATGGCGTTATATGTGCGGGCGGGAATTTTTAATCTCTCGCCATCGCGGACTTTTCTGAAGGCATCGGCCATATCAATCCCCCAGTCCTAATGCCGAAAAATCGCCCGATTCATAAACCTGATGGACATACACTGCACGCGGAATTTGAATCAGACAATTCTGGTCAGTACTTTTTTCGTATCTGACCCACAAATATTCCCACCCTTTTTTGTTTATACCTGTTATGCTTCCGATAGTAATATTGGTTTTATTAGGGCTTGCTGCGAACTTGAAATTAAGTTCATAATCACCGGTTCTGCCATGTTTTGAACCACTAGCACCCATGAACAATACCTCGCCGGCCTCAAAACCATGCCATGGCTGTGAATTTACCTTACTTGTTAATCTAAATACTGATGTTTTAAACGCAGTGGTGATAAAATCACGACCAATTTGTTTTGTCTCATTAAAATTAAAAACTGGAACAATGATATCAATACCGTTTACGCTATTGTCATCAACATTAATTGCCCCTTTAAAATCTGGAGGATTGTCGCCATATGCTGTGACGGTCAAAGGTGAAATGGTCTGAGTAATTTTTTGACTGCCCCCACCTGTATCAAAATTATATTCTATCGTTCCGGTATTTTTGCTTGAATAGCCATAATTTACCGTACCAACCCAAATCCTGTCTGCAATCTGTTCTACATCATATGAACTTCGGGGAATTTCAGCCGTTCCCCAGGTTTCGGGGGCAGTATCAATAAGTGCCTGTATGACTTCACCATCATCGGCAGATAGCGTCGGGGCGGTTGTTTCCTGGATAATATATTCAACAGTTGCAGCGTTACTACTGCCGCCGCTGCGTTTTCTGCTAGACCATCTTTCAGAGACTGTATAAGTTCCGGCCATACTTTAGTCCCCAAATTCGATATCGCCCTGATCTGAATTTTCGGCCATCTCTTCTGTTGCCTCTGCTGTACGCTGTGTAAAATCTGCGATTTTTTGCATAACACCGCCGGCACCTAATTGTGATAATCCAAATGCGCTGAATGTTCCCGCTGTCGATGCCTTGGTTAAACCTGTATTTGCCTCCCAATCTTTTTGTGGCAGAGGTACTTTCCCTTTAGGTTGTATGGGCTCCTTTGCTTTTGCAATTGCAGCATTGAATTCTTCTTTTGTTATAGCAAGCTCATCGGCAACTCCCTTTTTGCCTGCGTTAATGCCATCAATCGTATTTTGCAAACCTTCTTCTACATACTGGTTTGCTCCGGCCAAACCTGAATCAAATTGCTCTTTGGCGAGTTTTCGTTTTTCACTGCGAGCTTTGTCAATTTCGTCAAGTTCAGTTTGTGTTTCTTTTTCAAGCTCGACTCTTTTTGCAGCAGCATCCTTTTCGGCCTTATCTTTTGCAGCGTTTGCATTGTCGCTGCGTTCTTGCTTGTCACCGGCAAGCATATCATCAAGCTGTTTTTTCGCTGCGCCTTCATTGAAGTTTGGATCAGTGAGTTTCTTCCACCATATCCAGACATTCATCATTTTTCTGGCAATCCAATCGATTGTATTTCCCCAGAATTGCTTGAATCCGGCCCATGCTTTTTTAAAGACTTCAACTGTCGTTATCCATGCACCTTCAAGAAATGCCCCAGATTTAACCCACGCTTTATTTAAAAAAGCAAGAGTTTCGATCCATGCAACCTGAATTCCGTAAACCGCTGCATCCCAACCTACTGCAATTGAATAAACGGCCGAATACCATATCTCCATTATTGCCAGTTTTATGCTGTACCATATTCCAAGCATCCATTCTTTCGCACGCAGCCACTCCATTTTTACAAACAGCCATGCAATTCGAGCGGCCAAACCAATATCACCTTTAGCAAATGCAGCCGCGATACCACTTATCGCGTTTGTCGCATCTTCTTTTAAGGTATTAAAACACCCTCCTAACCAGTTGAGCATCTTGCCACCAAGTCCTGTCATCCAAAGCAGTGCCCCCACGCATAAACCTATTTGAATTATCAAAGTTCCAAGGGGAGAGAGCATTGCAGCTAAAACGGTTCGCAGAATTCCGAAACCTCCCCGAATAACCCCAAGCATCTTACTGCACACAATAAGAGTTTTGCCAAAAAACATAAAAGCTGCACCACCTGCCACAAGAACAGTACCAAGCCAAAGGATCATCGTGACAACACCCCTGTGTTCTTTGATCCAGCGAGTTGCAATCCCTATTACTTCAATCATTTTATTGGACCATTCCTTTAATAGAGGAATGACAGCACTGCCGATTGCATTAACAAGGCCATTTTTGATGATATACCAAAGTTTCTTGAGTGTTTCGTGGAATTCTTCAGCGGCTTGAACATCTTCATCGCTCATAATAGCGCCAAGTCTCTGCAGTTCAGCCTTATATTCCCCAATTGCCCCGGCACCTTTATTTAATAGAGGTATGAGATTTGCACCTGCCTTGCCAAAAATCTTTAATGCAATAGTGATTCTCTCGGTCGGGTTTTTGATCGATGCGATTCTATCTGCGATGAGCATAAACATTTCATCCGGCGATTTATCACGCAAATCACTTGCTGCAAGCCCTAGTTTTCCAAAGGCTTCTACCTGTGCCTTCGTTCCTTTTTGAAATGCGGCTAAATTCTTGTGCATAAACACGAGTGCTTTGCCAAGAGATTGCATACTTATATCATTCTGGTTTGCAGCAAAACTAAGTCCCTGCAGTGAAGTTACACTTATTCCAACTATCTGGGACATCCGTGCAATATCATCAGCAAAACTGCCGGCGTATTTGGCGGCTGCAATCAAGGGAGTAACAATGGCAGTACCAAGGCCCATCATTTTTCTGCCAAAAGATGAGATAGTATTGCCCCATTTTTTAAGATCTGCCTGAGCCGCTCGCAAACCACGCATTAAAGGACTTCTATCTGCGAAGATTTCAACATATGCCGCCCCAGCTTTTATTGCACCAGAATTTGCCATTGAAAATTACTTCCCTGTAAAAGCTTTCTTAAATAATGCTTTTGACTTGTCGTCTTTGACTTCAATTACGTTCGTTCGATTTTTAGTTTCTTTTTGCGTGTATGGATTGAAATCAGCAGGTATTGCAGCCTTGCCCTTTTTCGGATCTCGATTAATATTGCAAAGTAGTGCCATCAGCGCCGAAACGCGATTCCATTCCATCCTATCCCGCAGTTCAATTGCTTCAGACATCCAGCACAGTTCTCGCAAGGTAAGAGGCGCAGGATCAACCCCGATGTATCCGGCTAGGGTGTAAACTGTCCGCCAAATATTTCCGTCATCTTTTTCTCTACATCGATTTGATTTAGATTGCCCGTCACCTTCTCGATTGCCAGATTTATCATCTTCTGCTGAGTCGCTGCCGCTTTGGCCCTGTCGGTTCGACCCCGCTTCTGGAAAAAATCGATCAGTTCATCATAGAATGCATTTTGAGCAGCAAGTATTACATCCCCGCCAAGAGACTGACCAAACTGGGAATCAGAAATATTTAATGAATCAGCCTGCGGTTTTATCAGGCAATAAATAATATCACATAGAAGTATTTCATCTGTTCCGATTCGCGTTAGAAGTGGCGGCTCGCCTGCTTCAGGTTCGAGAAGATTTACATTTAATAAATCTCGAACCCTTTTTACGCTGTCAATCGTAAGTGAAATCGTCCAAACCCGCGTCGCATTATCTGTAAATGTCTTCATATTCTTATGCTCCTACCACATCAATCCATGCGATGAATTTGCTCATCTTTGCTGTTACATCGACGCTGATCGCTTCTTCAAGACCTTCTGCCCTGTCGAACTTCGTTATTGCAAAATTACCGTGTGGTCCGCTGGCCCCTGCCGCTTCCTTTGCATCAGTCAAACATGCCAGGCATATCGTTGTCGATGTCAAAAATGCTGTCTTGATTGCTGCAAATACAGCATCCGATGGTTTCCACTGCATTTTAAAATTAAGCTCACATTCGCGAAGTGTAGGTGCAGTTGCCCTCCAGCCTGAATTTTCCCTGGTCGTGACATCTGCTTCGCCCGCGGAAAGTGATACAGTCAAATCCTTGACATTGCCAACTTCTGTAAGGGTTGCCAGTTCTGCATCCTTTGCTCCCTGGTAAAGTTTTGCATTCATTCCTAATATAAAATCTACTGCCATTTGAACCTCCTGAAGTTATTTATAAACACTATTTTTCCAAACCGCTGCCATTCTGGATTTGTTTACAGCTAATGCCGGCGTCATATACGGCCGTGCAGCGATATGAATATTTTTATTTCTTATTTTTGTACTGCCGCTGTATTCAAGTGTATGCGGCACGTTTTTCCCTTTAGCTCTCAAAGCCACAGGTCCAACAACAACTGATCTTGCCTGTGGATCGAACGAGTAATAAATATAGTTTCGAAGAAGCCCTGTATGACTTAGTGGCGGCTTGCCGGGTTTACTAACCGCAGTATGCGACGGTGCTTTCTTAATGGATCTTCGAGCAGTAAGCCTGATCATACCCCCGATGCGGTTTAAAACTTTTCGCGTGGCCGAATCCACCGCTTTAATGACAGCCGGACTATCAAAGAACAAAGTTTTTACTTTGAATAGCGATTTACCAAACTCTGATACTGCTTTTGCCATTAGCTAAAATACCCAAAAAACACATCCGCCCTTGTCACATTATTAAGAGTGATTATTTCCGCAGCGATCCATGCAATATCAAGTCCATCAAAACTGATAGTACACAACAGATTATTGCCGCTATTTACAGCTTTGATATCTGTAGGCCAGTATGAAGTGACTGCGGCTGAATCAGCGTACCTCGTGAGGCTAGTTGGCTTGCCGGTTTGCGGATCTTTGTTGCAAACCATGGTGCCAAGCGTAAAAGTTATATCCGCGATAAGCTGCGCCGGGCCAGATTGAGGATTGCGTCCGCCCCAGAGACGAACTCCGACGGTGCCATTTTCACTACCTGTTGCTGCAAGGATTAATTCCAAACCTCTTATAGGTGCGATATTAATATTTTTCGCATAGCCAGGCTCAGAATCAAAAGTATTTGCAGAAAGAGCCGGATTATCTACCGCTTCAACCGATCGCAATAATTGCCAACCTGAATTATTTCTTGAATTATGCATTTATATATTCATCCATAATTTTTCACTTTTTACTTTTAAACTTTTCACTTCTAAACAAACCTATTTAACCTTCTAAATGGGCTAGCCGGCGCAACCGAGCCAACAATATTTCCATGCTGAATACCTTTCCTTACAGATTCAGCAGCTAACTGAAGTGGAAATCTTCTAGGCTGGTTACCTGTGCCGTTGTCACTTGCATGGAACGTTTGGAAATAATTTGCCGATGTATTATCAACCAGGACTGAGCCGTTATATGCATTGCAAAATAGTGTATCTATAATATTGCCCTTTATTACAGCTGCACCTACACGCATCCAGTTACTGGCATTAAAACCGTAAGAGCCTTCTGTAAGTCCGCCGATAAGAGCCTCTGTAATTATGATATGATTTGCAGGAGCATTATATGAACATATGCCGCATCCATAACCAGTACCGCCCTGTACAATCCTTGCAGTTAAATATGCATCGGCATTCATAATATGTATTCCGTTGTTGCTGTTATCGCCGCCAATGACTTGATCTGCTATGATGTAAACTTCAGATGCCTCACAATATAATCCGCTTGCAGAACCCGAACCTTGACAGATACCGTTTATAGATACATGATTTTCACCGCCATAAATAAAGATACCGTATCCACCCAGTTCTGTGCCGCCATATACATTGCCATTGATAATTAAATTTATTGAATAACCTGAAAGAGTAAGAGCCGAACCCATTGAACCCGTGAGATTGCCGGTGATAACTATTGTTGCACCATCAGCTTCACAAAATACACCTTCACATACATCAGTACTTGAGCCTATGACATCACCAGTAATATCTACGTAAGGCGCACCGCCATACATCATTTGAATGCCAAAACAGCCATCACCAATTACATTACCATTTACAGTAACATGTGCACTCGATTGAAACACTAATCCAGCGTTACTGATGCCTCGTATTGTGCCCTCTATTTCCAGAGGAGTAGTTGCATCTGCCGGATCTTGAATTAGTATGCAGGTATCTTCACTGGCAATTACATCTCCGTTTATTTTTACAGCGCCTGTTGAATTACCGGCTATGTCCCTGCCTTTGAATACAAAATTTCCACCAATACTGCCACCTATTTGAGTTACTGTCGTCAACTCTTTGCAAGTAAAACTGGTATTGATCCTTATATTGATTTTACCATTGGCAAAAAGAATAGTCGTTTCATCACACGTTGCAAAATCAACAGGAGTATTATTCGTCGGATGCGTATGCCATAAGCCGGCAGCATTTATATTTGTATTACTACTATGTGCATACCAGATGGGCATAGTTAGATTACCTTGCGAATAGAATTAATATTGCCAATCATCGTCACAAATTGATTGAACAGCAGCCCGATTTCCTGAGAGTACTGGACGATATCAGGTTCCAGGGCAAAGATATTCGGGATATATACACTTTTAGTCTGCGAATCTGCAGCTGACCAGTTGCCCTGCTCATCAACTTTAGCCCCACGCAGTGTAATTTGGGCAGATGTAGCAATCTGACCACCTGAAATATTTGTATGCAGAACAATACTGGGTGCATAAAGTGCATTTGGGACAACTGGCTCTTTGGTTAGAGGAAGTGGCATAATGAAAAACTCCTTATTCAATTACTTTAAAATTTAATGTTACAACAGAAGTAAAAACACTTGGCGGCTGGATATGTTCAACTGAGTACAACGGATCTATAGTCTGCTTAAAACACACAGTGCCAAGATTATGAAAAACTTTGCCGCGAAAACTCTTAGCAATATCTGTAGCTAAATCCATCAAAGAATTAACTTCTCTATCATCTGGCGATTTTATTGCTTTTTGAATTGCGATATCTACCTGGTAATCATATTCATTCGAACTGCGATTTGCAGATTCAATATTTATGCTTTTAGGAACAACTGTAACATGCAAAGTTGCCAAATCTTTTAATTCATAAAAAGGAAACAAAGTCCTTATGGCAGTAAAGCTCAAATTATAATTTTCGGAGTTAAGAGACAATGCTACCTGGTCGGCAAGATCGATTACGTTCATTTGTCATCCTCCTGTCTTTGCAGAGCAGCTATTCCATTTGGATTATCAACCTTAAACGCATTCGCATCTAACAAACACGGCCGCTCCCGGCATACTGCACAAAATGTTTGAATCGCATTAATCAGCCGTTCCTCTTGCGCAGTTTTGTCTTTGATCATCTTTTCAAGCGAAGCAACCAGACAGTAATTGCTATACATAAGATATGCCACAAGTGCAAAGCATAGACCCAGCTCGCCATATTTCATAAATGCGTCGGCTACAGTGACAACTTCACCTGATGTTGTTGCAAGCATGAAAAAAGGTACACCGGATAAAAATATCTTAGTTGTCAGTGACATAATCTAAATTTCCTTTGTATGGAGGCGAATCATTTTTCCAAATGGATCACTGTACCGCCAGCATCCATCATTAATAAATAAAGCTTCATATGTTCTGCCATCAACTTCAACGCGATCACCTGCTTTTGGAACCGTCAATAATCCATCAATAATCAAATCCGCTGCATCAAACAGAAAGTCCGTAACCTGTCCACCAATCTGAAAGCCCGATTCATCTTCTATTTTGTAATCTGTTTTGCCAAAACTGGCGCAGATATTGACACTATCTGCGCCGCGTTTGTAAATTACTTCCTGCGAAGCATGTGCTTTTAGCTTGTTAGCCAAGAACTCTATTCCATTTTTGAGAATGTTTGTCATTGAAATAGCTTTGGCCATTAGGCCAATCCGCAATTTTGATTTTTAAACTTTGATTTTTTATATTAGGTTACGCTTCCTGAGCCCATGTTCCGCGGATTGCTTTGATTCGGTAACCATCAACGCCATCAGCAACAAATGTGATGAAGTCACCTTTCTTGGCTGTGGCCTTAGTATTTGATAGCTTCTTACCATCACCACCTGCTGCAATGCCAAGTCCGCCGACGTTTTTATCCGCTGCCTGGAAATCCACTTCAACCAGTGCCCCGCCATCAGCCGCTGCATTCATGACTGTAAATTCAAGGCCAGCGGCTGTTGCCGGCAGAGTGATAACTACATTGTCTGCTGTGCAATCGTAGCAGACTCCAGATTCCGTAACACCAGCATTTGCACTTGCAGCTTTGGTGATCCGCGAACCTTGTGCGAATGTCGGAATGCGAGCATCGAATTTATTTAATGCAATATAAACAAACAGGTCAGCTGCCGCAGCTGCGATTACAGCATTACCAAGAAGAACATCGCCTGTCGCCTGTGCGTCTCCGCCAATTTGCGTTGCTGCTCCACTGCCGGCCGTACCGCCCTGCGGATCGCCATCAGCATCGAACCAGACAGGAAGGCCAGCTGCAAATGCTTCGTTCTTTTTGGGCACTGCAAAGATACCTTCAACAGCAAGTGCACCTTTTGTATTTGCCGGGATATCAAGTTTAGTTATGCCGACAAGACCTTTTTGGACCACGATCGTACCGGCGGCTACATCAACAGCCGGTGTGTAATCGATGGATTTGCCATTTTGATAGAAATTAATATTCATTTTTGTATACTCCTATTAAAAATATATCTGAAAACTGATGACTGAAAGCTGACAGCTAATCATTACGCTTCACCTTTAATTTTGACCGCTCCGCGGTAATCCTGTTCTCTAACACCAAAATCAATAAAGCCCCTGAACTGAATGCCGAGTGTATTAAAATCGGCATCTGTTTTTTCAACTGTGGGCTGATCGATTCCATTTAAGAACGCTACTTCCAAAGCCGGCAATCTGTTGGGGTCTGCAAACAGATACCATGCCTTTGAGCTGTAACCTGTGAACGATGAATTCGAGAGGAAACTGCTGGAGACAACCTCGAACTTGCCAACGTGTGGGTTATTTGCAGGTTTGCCCTTATTGGCAGTAGTAGTTTCATTGAGAGTCTGTGACTTCATGAGCATATCAGCAGGAACTCTCAATGCCGTCGGAACAAGTATTATCGATGGCTGAATACCCAGCGGTTTGCCATTTGGTTTGGTCTGGTCATTGAACATTACCTCAGCATCGGTAAGTGAATCTACACACAGAACCGTATCAGCGCCATCCTTGTAATTTTTATGTGCCATCGAGAAAAAGCTCGATGGATTAGAGAGTAAAAGTCCCCAGACAGCATCAGCAATTGCTTCTGCCGCACCCATACCGATTTGTCTGGGCAGGTCTGTAAATGCAGCCAGGTCATCATTGATAATCATCTGGCGGGTCAGGGCAAACATGATACCGTGGGTATCTGCCTTCTGGCCGTATTTCTGCTCATCGACTTTACCGTGCTTCAATTCACCATCCGGGCCAACCTGCTCGAATTTAAAACTTCCAGTCATACGATAACGACTGTGCTCTTTGAAGTCGTTAACACTTGCAATCTTGCAAATCTTTCGCCAGGTATCTTCAATATAACTGTAACCCTCCAATAGCATTTTATTTGCTACATTGGAAAGTATCCCCGGCAGCGATGCCGTGCTGAATGCCGCAGACAGCCAGGCCGAGGCATCTCTGCGGAATCTCGGCAATTGCATCCCGCAAATCTGCTCACAATATTCCTGGATACCAATGCCGCGAAGCTTATCTGCCGCCTCCAAGGTCTGGACATCATAGAGTTTTTCAAGGCGGCCGGCCTGGATACCAGATGACATCAAAGCTATAGCCTCAAAGACCTTGGGAGTTGCTGTGATTTTCTGCGAAGTGATGATATTTACTGTCGGTCTGGATGCCCTGAGAACTTCAAGTTCACATTTGCTCTGGTCCCAGCCTTCAGCAATTGCCTTTGCCTCAATATCATCGTATTTACTGCCGCAGATTTTTTTGATAGCTGCGATGCGGGCAGTTTCCGCAGCAGCCGCTGTGCGAATATCGGCAACAGCAGATTCTGCGTTGATAGTTGTTTCTTCTTTTTTGGTGGTTTCTTTATTTTCGATATTTTCCATAGTATGCTCCTGATGATTTGCGGCTATTGTTGCCGATGTATTGTTGTCTGCACCCAGGGTCACAAAACTTATTTCACCCAGAGTTGCTTTACGTGCTATATTTAATGGGCCGGTAAAATCCTTACCGTTTACGCTTATATTTTGGCCGGCTTTGATGAATTCAACCTGGTCAGCCCGTGCGCCAATTGATGCCTGCCAGTTAAAACCTTTGTCGGCCAAAGTAACCACCCGCAGCACACGAGGTGAATCGCCAAGTATTTCGCCGACAGCAATGAGATTGTTTTCAACGATGTCCACATGGTCCGTCTGGCCAAGCAAATCATCGATGTCCTGATTATGACTGATAAATATCGGTCTCGATGAACTGCCTGTACTCAAACCCTGAAGGTCAATAACCACAGGATACTTCCAGCCATCAAGCATCATCGGGCCACCTGTATATGCAGTCATTGAAAAACGCCTGTTCTTGGGCTTTTCGTTCTCACCAATTGCCTGTGCTGCTTCGATTGAAAAATTTGCCGTTAGATTTAATTTACTGTTCTTCATCTTCGTTTGTCTCCGTAATTGAAGTTGTTTGTTTTTCTGGTGAAATACCAAGTTCATCCATAAGCTGCTTTTCCCGTGCACGCTGGCGAAGTTCAACTTCCCAGTCCTTGCCCTGCTTCGCATATTCATCAGCCAAAGTTGTTGTATGATTAGCTAAACGCATTTGCTGTGCTTTTGCCTCTTTGGCAGGATCGACATGCTCTGTGCCATCCCAAAACCACTGATGGCAAGGCGTAGCCCTGCACCGACTCATAATTGTGCGCCAACTGAGTGGGAGATAGTCAGAGATTAAAATTGCCTCATCGAGCCAAGCCTGCAAAATCCTATCGAGTATGACCATGGCCATGTCAGCCTGATCCACCCGGATGCTCTTGTAATATGTTTGATGGTCGAGCCGGCCTGATGCATAGTTATATCCAGATGAATTACATGCCGCGATATTAAAGGGCATATTCAGACAACGAGCGATTTCGTTTAGGATCTGATTTTTAAATTCACCGTAAGTTGTAGTTGGCTGATGTGCTTCTATCTGGCCAAGTTTCCAGCCATCAGGAAGAGTGGTTGCCATTCTTTTTTCAAGCTGAACTACATCCATCGGTTCCAAATTCGCAGCTTCACCATTTGCAGGTGAATCCGTATATAAAACCGCTGCAAAATCAGCGGCTGTTTCGGCGGCGGCAATGACGGCAAGTGTATAGCGTCGAAGTTGCGCGAATAATGGCAGCGCCGGTGTGATTTCCGGAATCCCTCTGCTCTGGCCGGGCCTATCGGCCCTGAACCAGTGAACCATCGAATCGGCATCGATAGTACTGTATTCATAGTAAGCAGCATTCGACATTGAACCCGGATGATTTTTAAGAACAAAATAATTGGCAGGATTGCCGAATTCATCAAATTCAATGCCATCTACAGTGGGCTTTAGGCTTTGGGAATTAGGCTTTGGGCTGGCCGCTGAGGACTGAAGACTGAAGACTGACCACGGAGTGGTTACCTGGTCTGCCTCAACAAGTCTAAGGTCAAGTTTTACCGGGCAGTTTAGATTGCGATTTATTGAAAGAATCCCGAAAGCCTCACCATCGCTGGCACGAGTCATTCGCATAGTACGAAGTTTTTGGGCCAGATGAATTTGGGATGCCCAGTTCATAAACTCTGTTTCAATAATGCCGTTGCCGTTATCATCATCGGTCAGCATCTGAAGCCTTGGCCCTGTGCCGACAACATCATTAGCGAGCGTAGTAACTATGCCCCTGGCATAACTATTATTAGCAACCTCGTAGCGAGAGCGGTTACGAAGGGTTTTGCGAACATCAGCACTTGCAGCGCCGTCAGCAGAAAGACCATCAGCATTTGACCAGTGACGCTGGTTATCTGCCGTGGTCTGGGCGGCATCAAACCTTGCCCGCAGGATTCGTCCTGCCGGCTGAATGACTTTACGCTCTTTGTTTTTACCGAAAAACCACATAACTTTAGTCCTCAGCTGTCAGTCCTCAGTCATCAGCAAAAGACAGCGTTTTTAGCTGAAAGCTGAGGTCCGAAGACTGACTGCTATTTTTATTCCGCTCCTGGAGGTGATAATTTTGAGAATTTAATACCAAGACCTTTTCGCTGGGTCGCATTCTTACTGGCCAGGTATTTATCCACGGCAATCTGGTCGGCCAGCGGGTGCTGCTCGACAGAGACTCCATCACTGCTGACTTTTGCAGGGCCAGATGCGTTATCCGCAATTTTTTCTTCTAAATTTTCAGCCATAAAAAAATATGTCCCTCTATAGGTTATTTATTAGCCGAAGTGCCATTTTTGTAACGCTGATTTAGACTAAATTTAGATTTTGTTACGCATATAGACATAATTCATTGCCCCACCCTCTTTTCCCATGTCGTAAACCTTCGATCACATTTCTTGCATTCTCTTCTACGCACCAGTTTTCCATCAGAACCAGCACGTGTGTAAATTACCCGAAAATGCCGACAACCACAGTTGCGGCATTCCAATCCTTTTTCTATCTTGGTTGTCTGTTCTGAAATCATCCCTTGTTCCTTTGAATATCTGATAATTTTATTCTTTCTCGTTTTACAAATGCTTTTACATTATGCCCGCTCAAACTGCATCCACACATCGATGCCGCCACAGAGCATCCGACCATGCAATCCAGCCAGTGATTATCAAGCCCGCCAATTTTCGGCGACCATTGATAAACGACTCTGCCATGCCCTTCGGTTCGTACCCAGATTTCTGAACCTGCCACATGCTCTGCAAACAACGAATGCTGATGAGCGCCTTTGCCGAATAAGGTCATACTCCCATGATCACCGGCCGCTACGAAGAATCTTTCATGCACAAATGTCTTCCAGTAGTTAGTATCGATTGCCACATGTGTAAATTCCCCGGTCTTGTTGATATTTGGGATATACCAATGATGACCATGCCGTTCTCCCGGCTTGCGTTTATAGGTTGACATTGGCTTGCTTGCCGCGCGAATGCCGACACCTTTTGATGCCATGATTGTGCCGCCAAGTTTATGACGGATATTTTCAACGATGCCGGGCAGATAGCCGCCATCAATCAGGCACCGGTCAATTTTCATAACACCTGTTCCGCGGTTCCAATCTCTATTGAGATAATCACCGCACAGTTTTTCCAATCCAGCTTGTATCGCTCCTTCTTTTTCCATGCCGCGATAAATATCCTGCAAAGTTATCTGTGCTTTTCTCAGCGTGAAAGATAATCGTTTCTGGTCAGGATAGGTTCCGTAATCAACAACATACCCGGTAAAGTCATCCGACCAAGCGACCACAACATAAAAAAGCAATTTATCATGCACATCGATAAACATCGTAAGATACTGACAGCCCAGCGGTACCTCACCTCGTTTTCGGCCATTGGTTTTCTCCATAACCTGTTCAATTGTCAGAACCTGCTCATCGGATTGTTCTGCAATCGGGTCATTTTGATATTCGGCATAGAACGCAACCTCATCTCGCAGCATTAAATTCATAGCATGCTGAATGGCAGAGACTTCATCTTCGTTATGACGCTGGGGCCAGGCAGCTTTACTGCCCACATCCATGGCGGCTCTATTTTGGATATAAAACTCTGTCGCCTCCTTGCCACCATTACCTGCCCGAAGACTCTCTGCTCTGATTTCTTCATACTTATCCCAAAGTTTAGTATCTGTCGGGAATGCATAAACCATCTTCGTGCACTGGCCCTGCCATTCAGGATTCTTTTGAGAATCTAAAATCTGATCAGCCAAATCATTGCAGTAAATTTTTGTACAGGTAAGAAGACCGGATATTTTCTTACCCGGCCCTGCCATACCAAGGACATCACCACTTAATGTGCTTAGCCGCTGATTGGTCTGGTCAACTGATTTGGCAGATTCTCGGGTTTGCGGGTCATCGATAAGAACCAAGTCCGGCCGAATTATTTTCCCATCCATTGTCGTATGGATCTGGCCTCGAATATTTGAGTCCAGACTATCAACTGTAATCACAGAGCCTGATGCGATACTTCCTGGTATGGTAGGAATAACTATTTTATGCGTTCCCCATACCGGATACGTGAGCCGGCCTTCATGTCTTTGGCCTCTTTGTTTATGGGCACTGTTTTCCAGGCACTGGATTGGATAAATAATTTCCGGGAAGTCCGCCAGGAGTAAAGTATTGCCAAGCATGGCCGCCTGGACACTTTGAAAAAGATTTAACGATTGCCGGGTAGCAGAACCAATCAAACACACATATCTGCGAGCGCCTATAAGAATTGCCCAAATAGCAGCCGAACGAGTCAGAGCGGATTTACCGCTTCCTCTTGGCATCGCAAATGCAAATAGTCCACCATGAAGAACCGATTGTTCTATTTTGGCAATTACACGAAGGTGGTCATCAGACCACGGCAGATAAAATACATCCGCAAAATATGTCTCACAAAAGAATCTAAAATCCCGACTTGTCCGTTCTCTTCTTTCGGGATTTTCAACTTGTGGGATTTCACCGATATCCTGTGCTTCTTTTCGAGCTGCGTTTTTGGCAATGAGATCTTTTAGCCTGGACTCTGCGACAGACTCGGCTGGCGTTTTCTGATTTTCATATTGGCCAGCCAGCCATTTGACATATCTTATAAGATTAATAGTTTTACCATCGCCGACATCGTATGCAGCCACATCCAACTGCCTGCGCAGCCTTGTGCGGTCCAGCACTGCTCCCAATGGTGTATGGTTAAGAATCTGCAATAATTCTGAGTGCGATAATTTTTGTACATCAATTGCCATTGGTTATCCTGCTACTTAGCCATGCGCCGTAATGGACAAGATTAATCGTGCCATCTGCCGCTACAGGCGCACCTTCTGATATATGTTTCTGGACAATCTGTACTTGGATTCCAAGCATCTTAGCCGCCATTTCCACCGTCAATGCCGTAGGATTAAGCTGTGGTTTAACAGGTTTAACATCGCTTGATTCTGTCATAAAAAAACTCACATATTCTCAAAAATAATAGACTAATTGACTTGATATGCTTTCGCCAAAATGGATGTATGTAACCAGTATAAAACATAAGTTTTGAAAGGGTAAAAAATGGAAAATGCAAACGAAGAAAACAAAACAGCCAAGTTCGATATCGCAAACCTGCTCGGATGGTTTGAGTGTGAATTGGCGAAAGAAACAAATGCCGGCTCGCCCGTCGACGCCCGAAGAGAGCTTATACGTGCATTGGCGGTGTACAGCGGCATATCAAAAAAACAAATCCAGGACTCGCTCGGTGAGTTGAGCAACGATAACATCGATGAGGTTTTTGAGGAATTGAGAAATGCTCCACAGCCGGATTGGGATGCGGTTACAAGAGATTTCAGAAAACACGCTGCAAAAAGCGAAAATGAATAAACATCATTTAGAAAGGTGAACAACACATGAAAGTTAAAACCATTACGCTCGAAGGCCAAACAGGATACACGGCAACCATCAGCAGGGATGAAAAAGGTATCGTCTGCCAGATTAATGATAACGATGGAAATTGCGTCAACATCCATCATGTATCGCCAGATGACAGAGATGACCAGTTCAGCCTCGCCGAATGTATCCAGTTCCAACTCGATGGCTGCCGGGGCACCAATTCTATGAAACACGACTATATGAGATTGATCACACTTTTTGCAGATTAAGGAGCTTTTAAAATGAACGAACGAATGTTTGAAGAATTTTTGCAGGAGCTTTTGGCAGACCAGGATGAAATCAGGTCTATCATGACATTTGAAGAGGCCGGGATGCTCACAAAAGATAAAGGACTCCTTGCCCGCACCCGTGACGGTGATGAGTTTCAAATTACAATAGTTCAAAGCAGATGAATACAACTTATTTTTGAAAGGGAAATTACAATGAACAAAGAAGAAATTAAAATTGGTGGACTTTACACAATGAAAATTGGCAAGAACATCATCGCCGTTCGTATTATGAGCCAAAACCCGGATGGCCATTGGGTCGGTGTTAATGCCAATACCAACAAAGAGGTAATTATTAAATCCGCCGACAGGCTTGACGGAGTGTATCATGCCAAACCCGACACCTCGGCGCAGGTTGAAAAAGAAACCAATGGTACGAACAATTCCGCAGAGCCAAAGAAAGAACGCAACACAACCAAACCTGGCGGCTTGACTGCGGCGGTAAAGGTTCTTCAGGAAGCAGGCCAGCCTCTTAATTGTCAGGAGATGGTCAAACTTATGCTGGAAAAAGGCTACTGGAAAACCGATGGCAAGACGCCGGCGGCCACAATTTACAGCGCCATTACAACTGAAATTAAGAAAAAAGGCGCTGATGCCAGATTCCGCAAAACCGAGCGTGGCAAGTTCGAATTGGTTAAATGACCCAACCATTATTTCGTTGCCTCCTCAACCCCGGCACCCGTCGGGGTTGTGTCGTTAAGCAGCACCGCCTTTTCCCCAGTAAATTCCTCATATCTTTTTACAATTACATCACAATAAATCGGGTCCAGTTCCATACCATAGCTTACCCGTCCTGTCTGCTCACAGGCAATCATCGTAGTACCAGAACCCATAAACAAATCGAGGACCAAATCTCCCGCCTTCGAACTGTTGACCAATGCCCGCTGAACTATTTCAACCGGTTTCATAGTGGGATGCAGCCGGTTGGCCGCAGGTTTCTTTTCGTTCCAGACGGTTGTCTGCGTCAAATCGCCATACCATGCATCTGATTGGCCGGCAATGTGACAGTAAAATATGGGTTCGTGCTGAAACTTATAACGGCCAAAACCAAACGCACCACAGTTCTTTGCCCAGATAATGGGATTGCGTACTTTGAAGCCTGCCCGCCGAATGGCTAATTCCGTCTCAAGCTGCCATGACGATGCGTGACATACATACAGTGATGCTGCCGGCTTTATACTCTGGCGATACATCGCAAAGAATGCATCCATGAACTTTTCATAATCCTCAGCGCTCATGGCATCGTTCTTGATTGTCATTTCATCTTCAGTACCTCCGATATACGACACATTATATGGGGGGTCAGTGAAAACCATATCGGCAAGCTGGCCATTCATGAGTCTGGCAACATCTTCTTTTTTGGTCGAGTCGCCACACATCAGCCGGTGGTCACCAAGAATCCAAATGTCGCCGGGCTTTGTTATCGGTTCGGCCGGTGGCTCGGGTACATCATCCGGGTCGGTCAGGCCATCCTTTATGCCGGGGTCGAGCAGCTTGGCAAGTTCCGTACTATCAAAACCGAGCAATTCCAAATCGAAATTGGCATCCTGAAGCTGCGTTAGTTCCAACGGCAGAAGTTCATAATTCCAATCCGCTATCGTCGCCGTTTGGTTGTCGGCGATACGATAGGCTTTGATTTGTGCTTGGGTTAAATCTTTGGCCACATGGACGGGAACTTTTTCAAGTCCGAGTTTCTGGGCCGCTTTGTAGCGGGTATGACCAACGATAATTATGCCATCCTTATCAACCACAAGCGGCTGACGGAAGCCAAATTCCTTCAAACTTGCCATAACCGCCTCGACCGCCTTGTCATTTATGCGTGGGTTGTTTTCATATGGGCGAATTTCACTAATAACACGTAATTCAATTTTCATAAAAAACTCCTAAAAAATTGTGTTCGTTTTTCCGACCGAATCTCTTTTAAAGCGTGCCCGTTCCCCCGGGCAATGAAAAACTTTTTCGGCTGGGAGGACCCAAAAAGAGATATGCAACATACATTAGTAGAATAATTTCTTTTGCTACTTTTGCGACGTGTTTTTGGGGGGTATATTGTAAAATCATCTCTAATACTTTTGCTACTTATAGTATTAATATATATAAGTCTCTTTTCTTATTTTTTTTCATATGTAGACAATTAGTGTCATAAGTAGTCACTATGTATCACCATGTACTTATTAGAAAAATAAATACGGCTGCTTAACTTTAAGCCGCAAAAGTCGCAAAAGGGTTAACCTGATTTTATCAACGTACCTCAAAAAGCGTCCGGCTCTGTGTTTTATAAATATGGCACCCAAAATTCAGTAGCAAAAGTAGCAAAAGTCCGGTTTGTGTTTATAATTTTTAAAATAAAAACTTAAATATTCCTTTTGCATTAGATTATTTCGAATATATTGTTTTAAATCAGCCTTTATGTTAATCTACCTGCTAAATTCAAGCTATTAAAATAGTGTTAGAAGGTATTTTTGATTGGCAAAACACGAAAATAAACCTATACGTGCCGGCATTTCTTTATATCGCGCCGCGATGGCAAACCCCACAGATTATCTTGGTTTTTTAAGATTAGTGCACTTGAGTAAAATGGCCAATGAAAATGATGGTTTCATTGAAAGTCTAAATGCCATATGGGAACCTATTAAAAAGACCAATCAGTTGCTGGCAAAATCTTCTCCACCGATAAGGGGGCTAATCAAGAAGGTAATAACTGAATTCAACATTCAACTTAGCCTTATAAATGCTGATATCATTAGTCAAAACAAAAGTGAAAAAGCTGAATTTGATAATCTTATCGAGGAAGTTAAAAAGGCTACCATTAAAGCTGATGATGAATGGTCCAAATTGTTTGACTGCCCAAGACCTAAAACATCGGAAGATTGGCAAAGGTTAGCTGTTCGAGCTGGAATATCTGCTGATTTTGCATTAAAAGGCAATTGGACACCAGACGATGTGCTGCCAATTATTGAAGGTTATTTGCAACGATTAAAAGACCAGCAGCCAAAATTAAACATAGAACAAGTAAAGACCAGATCACAATCTAAATTAAAGGAAGCACCCAAGCGTTCCTGGAATTTGGCAGAGCTTGATAAAGCGATACAGGGGTATAAACGGGATCATGCCGCTGAAATCCAAAAAATACTTTCTGTTCTGGAGAGTTCCAAATCCACAGCAGTTGAAAAAACTGCTATGCGCAAATATGCACAATCTCTTTTTGGACGAAATGTCTTAATGCGTAAATTTGGTGTCAGAGGGGGTAAACTCGTTGCACAAACCACAACCCATAAATCTCTTTCAGCATTATTAGGATTAAAATCAAAAGCTAACACCATATCACGTGATGTAATAAGGGAAGACATACTAAAATCCAATAAGATGGTATTGCGTTCGGCTTTTGATGAGCCCGCAGATAGAAATACTCCTGATAAGGAGATAATAAACTCCGAAAGTGAGAAAACACTGAACATCATCCGAAAATATGCCAACTCAAATAAAAAAGATGCAAAAGAAGCAGCTAAATCCCTCTATGAAAAATATACCAGGAGTGAAATGTCTGACGAACAAGTTCGCGAAACAATCCAGCTTTTGGACAAGAAAAAGTATTAAACATATCCTCGATTCCTTCCAGTTTTCTTTGCAAATACCTTCATTAAACATCTCTTATCACCACCCTAATTTGGTGACATGTGGTGATATCTTCATTTTTGATTAAAAAACAAACTTTTTCAAAATTTGCGGACTGGTGATGTCCCCCTCTGCCTTCCTTCGAATGGCAACGATTGGCGTTGCCTGGAAAGAATACTTTCTATAAGGAAGGCAGATATGAATATCTCCGAAAACATTGGGAAGCCAGTTGATGCTGGGCAGGCAACAGCGCCTGCGATAACCGCTGTGTTCATTTCCATTGATGATGTAGCGAACATGCTGGATTGTTCCACACGTCATGTTCGCCGTCTGGCTGATTGGGGCCGAATTCCCAAACCAGTCAAACTAGGTGCGATTCTTCGTTGGGTAAAAGCTGATCTGGAAAGATGGGTCACAGACGGCTGCCCATCCAGCCGAAAGGCAGGTACAAAATGAATCTTACCTACGAATATATGAAAAAATTCGGGTGGAGGATTACCGGATGGAATATAGACAATCCGCCTGAAATTGAAATGGCTTTCAGGCAAGGATTTTTATGGGCGGCCAAGGAATCTATGAAGTTGCCAACCCATAAGATCAAATCTCGCTGTTTGGAACTTCAACTCAAACGAAGTAATCTCGGTTTTTACCGCAAATGGGATGATGTTAAACACGCAGGACTTCGAGGCAAAAGTCATGGCTTCTGGTACGTATTTGAACATCTGGACGCCGGTGGAACTCGCGAAAGCTGCAATCCATGGCTTGAAGCAGTTGAGAAATGGGCTAATGAAAATCCCCCAAGGATGGAGTCTCGTTATGCCCTGCCGCCGGGATTGCGATTTGAAAATGCTTTATCACCAAGGAGGAAATAACAATGAGTGAAAATGTTAAAAATATTCTCTGTCACTTTGAAAACGTCAAACAAACTGGGCCTGCACAATGGCAGGCCCGCTGCCCGGCTCATGATGACAGGCATCCTTCATTATCTATCGGCCAAACCAATGATGGAAATGTTCTGATTAAATGTCATGCAGGATGCAATACTAAAGACATTTTAAGATCAATAGGTCTTTCTGAAAAAGATCTGTTCGCAGAATCGGGGAATAATAAAGACCCTGATGTTATCGCGACATACGATTATAAAAATGCAGAAGGCAAATTATTGTACCAGGTTGTACGTTTTAAGGATAAAAAGTTTAAACAACGCCAACCCAGTTCAAACGGCAGCTGGATAAATAACATCAAAGGTATTGCGAGAGTATTATACAGATTACCACAAATTATTTCCGCTGATCCCGACGCATGGATATTTATTGTTGAAGGTGAAAAGGATGTAGATAATCTTGCGAAAATAGGTTTGATTGCCACAACGAACTCCGGCGGCGCAGGTAAATGGAACTATCTAAATGATTATTCAGCGTTATACAATCATAAAATAGTTGTCATCCCTGACAAAGATGAGCCGGGATACAGACATGGAGACGATGTCTGCAAACACCTTTCCGGCAAGGTTAAAGAATTACGGTATCTTGTACTTGGCGGCGAAGGCAAAGATACTACAGATTGGTTAAATGCAGGAGGCACTAAGGAAGAACTTTTGAACTTGGCTCAGACCGCTTTGATTTGGAAACCAGAAATAAAAATAGAACAACCATGGCCGGAGCCTCAAAAGCTGGATAATCCGCTGCCTGATGTTCAACCATTTGATCCGGAGTTACTACCGTTTTCATTGCGAGCTCGAGTTGTTGATATTGCAGAAAGAATGCAATGTCCTCCGGATTTCCCGGCAGTAGCAACAATGATTGCTCTTGCTGGTGTACTTGGCAGAAAAATTGGAATTCGTCCAAAGCGATTTGATGATTGGACAGTCATACCCAATTTATGGGGTGCTCTTATTGGAAGGCCAAGTATTATGAAGACGCCACCGCTGAAAGCTGCATTGAAACCTCTCGATAAACTTATTGAAATAGCAACCAACGATTATTCAAGTCAGCTTTCAGAATTTATAAAGCAAAAAGGAATTTTATTGCTCCGTAAAAATGTCATTGAAGGCAAAATAAAATCAGCAATGCGTGCTGACAAAGAATATGAAGAATTAGCGTTTGAACTTGCAACTATTGAATCGATAGCTCCACCAAAGCGTAAACGTTACGTTGTTAATGATTGCACAGTCCAGGCACTTGGTCAAATTTTATCAGATAATCCAAATGGCATCATAGTAGTGCGTGATGAATTGATTGGATTACTTAAAGTTCTGGAATCACAAGGTCAGGAAGCAGCTCGCGCATTTTATTTGGAAGGCTGGGATGGCAATGGCCGTCATGAAACAGACCGCATCGGAAGAGGCAACGTCCAAATCGAAGCTATATGTTTGTCTATCATAGGCACTATACAACCAGGACCATTGAAAGAATATCTTCGTCAGGCTGTTGAAGGTGGTATCGGCGATGATGGTTTAATGCAGAGATTCCAACTTGCTGTCTGGCCGGATGATCCGAAAGAATGGATAAATGTAGATAGAGAGCCTGATATTAACGCAAGAGCAGATGCGATGGAAGCATTTACATACGCAGATAGTCTTACTCCTGAACAAATCGGCGCCCAAAGTGATTTATATGAACAAGGTGTTCCATTCCTGCATTTTACAGATATCGCGCAGCAGCGATTTGATCAGTGGATGTATGTACGCGAAAATATCCTGCGTCAGAATCAGTACGATGCTGTCATGGAATCTCATCTTACCAAATATAGAAGTTTAATACCTTCCTTGGCACTGCTGATTCATATTGCGGAAATGAAAACAGGCCCCGTAGATATAGATGCATTGGAAAAGGCAATTAAATGGGGAGATTATTTAGCCAGTCATGCTCACAGGATTTATGCCTCTGCACAGGCTGGAAACGATACTCCTGAAAATCTTCTCGCCGGCAAAATAGAAAATGGCCATGTGGCGGACAGATTTACCATACGTGATATCTATGAACATCACTGGTCAGGATTAAATAAAAAGGCCATTGTACAGGAAGCGGTAAAAAAACTTATCGAACTCGGCTGGCTTCGTGAGGAAACATTATCCACAAAAGGCAGACCTTCGACGATTTACCACATTAATCCACAAATAAAAGAAAATTGGTTTTCTGAAAAGAATTAACTTGATGAGTTTGAAAAATTAGTGCTCACATGTCACAGCTTGAAAGGAAAAATTTATGGGAACTGTATATCGTAAAAGTTATACGCAGCATTTGCCAAAAAATGCTGCGATTGTCGAAAGAAATGGCAAAAGAATGGCTATGTGGATAGATGGCAAGGGTAAGAAACATTTTGACCAGATTACAATAGGTAAAAATGGTCAGACTAAGATCATCCGATATAGTAAACAATTTACGGCACAATATAGAACTGCCGTCGGAGAAATGATCTATGAATCTACCGGCTGCCGGGATGAACAGGCGGCAAAGCATGTCTTGGCTGAACTGGTAAAAAGGGAAGAACTTGTTAAAGCGGGAGTAATTTCCAACCAGCAATGCCGAACTGCCGATCATGCAAAGTCATCACTTCATGAACATGTCAATGCGTACCTTGAGCACCTTCAGGCCAAAACCGTCCGGGGAAAACGGGTATCAATCGCACACAGAACGAATGTTCAAAGGCAACTGGAAACATTAATTATCGACTGTAAGTTCAAAAGACTTATAGATATTACCCGCGATGCGATGGAAAAATGGATGAATAAATCGGAACAAGGCGGCATGGGAGCCCGCACCAGAAATACATATCGTTCGGCTATTCTCAGTTTTTGCGGTTGGTGCCTTGAAACCGATAGAATGACAGCCAATCCCTTATCCAGGCTTTGTGCGGCCGATGAACATGCAGATAAACGAAAACAACGCCGGGCGTTAACGGAAGAAGAACTGATTAAGCTATTTACCGCTTCCAAACTTCGCCCTCTTGCTGAGTATGGCCGCAAATCTCTGCCATTACCCGCCGAAGAAAGAAAAGGTCACAAGTCCTGGCACAAAGAGCCGCTGGTTTTTGAAAAACTCGAAGAACTGGCAAATTCAGCTAGAGAAATTCTTAAAGATAATCTAAATTTTATAGCTGATCTCGAATGGTTGGGATATGAACGTTCATTAATATATAAGGTATTAGCATTGACAGGTCTTCGCAAAAGCGAACTAGCAAGTATTACAATAGGCCAGGTTTGGCTTGATACCAAACAGCCGTATTTGGACCTCAAGGCTAAAGATGAAAAAGCCGGTCGCGGTGCACAGATACCGCTTCGAAAAGATCTTGCCGATGAGATTCGAACATTCATGCAGGAAAAACATCTGCGATTACAAAAGGAATCAGAAAATAAATTCAGTCCGGTTGTTCTCCCCGCCGCCCTGCCATTGTTCGATATGCCTGATTCAATGGTAGGCGTATTTGATCGGGACCTTGCTGCTGCTGGAATTGAAAAAGAAGATGAACGCGGCCGGACGCTTGATGTTCATGCCTTGCGGCACACATTTGGAACTCATCTTAGTAAAGCAGGCGTAGCACCTCGCGTTGCCCAAGCAGCGATGAGACATTCATCAATTCATTTAACAATGAATATTTATACTGATCCAACGCTTCTTGATGTTGCGGGAGCCATTAACGCCCTGCCGAAGTTTACAGCCGCTTCTCCCATCAATAGCAAAACTGCATAAATTATCAGATCTCATATATTTCTGGATAATACCAACTTGCAATCCGCGTTTTGTGCCATTTAGTGTTGTCATAATAATTTAATGTAATTACTTTAAAATAATGTACTTAACAACTTGCTATTACATGTTTTTGAGATATTACATGCATGTAATTAAATACAAGATTTTTTGAAAGGGAAAACGAATGAAGATCGAAATCACAAAAGGAAAATACAAAGGAATCAGAGGTAGAGTTGTCGGAGTTTATACAGACGGCCGCTATGATATAAACGTCATCAAACCAAAATCTAATCAACCCAAAATTATGGTCGTTAAAATGAACATTTGCAAGGAGGTATAAACTATGAAAGTTAAAACTCTCACACTCGAAGGCGAAACAGGATACACCGCAAAAATAACACGAAATAATCCTACTGAAGGATTGGAGTGTATCATGTGCGAGCTTACCGATAAAAACGGACAGCGTGTTTCGGTTCACCATGTATCCAAAAACGACAAAGAAGATCAGTGGAGTATTGCCGAATGCATCCAATACCATCTGGATGGATGCCCTGGGACACATTCGATGATATATGATTTTTTCAGATATATTCTTTTTTTTGCAGAGTAAAGAGATTTTAAAATGAACGAAATAACAATGGAACAAATTATAACGGATGCATTGATCGAGCAAGATGAAATCATATCGACGCAGACATTTGAAGCTGCCGGAGTTCTTACAACAAACAAGGGTCTAGTAGTTAGAACAGAAGACGGCAGCGAATTTCAAATTACAATAATTCAAAGCAGATAAATATTTTTTAGGGAAAGGATGTGCACGATGAATAAAGAAGACATTAAAATCAATAGCCTCTATACTATGAAAGTTGGTAAGAACACTACCGCGGTTCGTATCACACAAGAAAATCCTTATGGCGGATGGAGCGGAATTAACATTAATACGAATAAGCCAATTCGCATCAGGACCGCTTCACGTATCCGTGGCATATGGAAACAGGATGGCACACAATCGCACACGTCGCCACACGTTGAAAATAAAATCCAGGAGCCAACAGATGGTTCCACCTCACCAAAGCAAACCAACGTGGCCAAACGTGGCGGTCTAAGCGCCGCAGTTCGAATCCTTGGCGAAGCGAGCCAACCCCTTGGCTGCAAGGAAATCGTTGATCGTATGCTCCAGCAAGGTTATTGGACATCAAATGGCAAAACTCCTCACGCTACAATAAATGCCGCAATCGCAAGAGAAATAAAAACCAAGGGAGAGTTATCCAGATTTAAAAAAGTGCAGCGAGGATTATTCGCTTTGACGGCATAA